CTACTGCTGTAATACTAGCACCTGTTGTGTTAGTTGAAAGGGTATCAGCACCAAAAGATGTATTTGTGCTGCCTGTGGTGTTTGCTAATAAAGCGTTTGAGCCTACAGCCGTATTGTTATCCGCAGTCGTGTTTGCTTTTAAAGCACTTAAACCAACGGCTGTATTATAATCACCTGTGGTGTTTGCTGTTAGTGCCAGTGAACCAACTACTGTGTTGTAACCGCCTGTAGTAGTAGCATCTGCGGCTTGATAACCAATCGCAACATTTGAGTCTCCTGTTGTGATTGCTGTACCAGCTTGAGAACCAATAGCAGTATTATAGTTGCCTGTGGCTTCAACACTATCTAATGCTGTGTCTCCTAGAGCTACATTATTTGAGCCTGTAGGATAATCGCCATCTAGTTTGATTGTTCCGCCATCTACGGATAAGTTGCTTGATGCTGTTAGTGTTGTAAATGATCCAGCAGCAGCAGTCGTGCCACCAATAACCGAACTGTCAATAACAGCACCATCTAGGTTCATTGCTGCTGACGTACCAGTAGAACTAAAAAGTGCATCAATGCTATCCAGGTCTGTATTTAATTTCGTTCCCCAAGTATCTGTAGATGCTCCGACCTCTGGTTTGGTTAAACCTAAATTCGTTGTAGTTGTATCTGCCATAATTTTTTCCTATGTTATGCTGCTTCTGACCAAGACGTTGTACTGTCTGTCTTTTCTGTCCAGGTCGTAGTTGAAACTGTTTGATCCGTATAGCTGGTTGTCGAAACCGAATCGTCTGTCCATTTTAAACCACCACTTGCAGTCATACCACTGGTTTCTGCAAGGGTGGCTGAAACAAAATATTTTATACCACCAAGAGCAGTAAAACCACTGGTCTGTGCCAAAGTAGCATTTGCTCCAATTATAAACCTTCCTGTCGCTGTGAACCCTGATGTTTGTGCGATGGTGGAAGATCCCAACAAAATCAGCGTACCAGCCGAAGTAAAGCCACTTGTTTGTGCAATAGTGGCTTCGCCCATTAGCACAACTAAACCCGTTGCGGTAGTTCCCGAAGTTTCAGCAATAGTCGCTGAACCTAATTTAACCACATGGCCTGTGGAAGTGAATCCAGAGGTCTGTGCAATCGTGGCTTCTCCACGATCAATCTGCCTTGCGGTTGCGGTAAATCCAGAAGTTTGTGCAAGGGTAGCTGAACCGAGCTTGACCACCTCTGCGGTAGAAGTAAATCCGCTAGTTTGTGCAATCGTAGCGGAAGCTGGGAAAACTAAAGTAGCTGCGGAAGTAAAACCAGAGGTTTGAGCGATTGTTGCTGATGCAACAACAGTCAAAGAACCAGATGCGGTGACACCTGATGTTTGTGCTATTGTTGCAGATGCAAAGTGATATGTGGGAGAGCCATAATCGGCCTTCCCATAATTATATTGACCGTAGCCAATAGATGCCATTGATTAAGCCAGTGTTATATCTAAATCACCAGCGTCAAATCTGAAAACATCTCCGCTTGAAACTGTTTTAGATGCAGTTAAAGCCGCCCATCCTAACAAGTTTCCACTTGTTAAAGCGTCAAACACTCCAACATGACTCACCGTTCCCCATGAACCCGTTGCAGTTACAAATTCTACTGCTGCTCCGTTGGTTGCGGTTGTTGGATCTGTTCCTGATACCGTCATGTCTGGCATACTTTTTCTAGCGTAAGAACCGCCAGAAACCTCTGTGCCACCACCCGTATCAGAAGGTGCTGCTGTGTATAAAGCCACATATAAAGTGCTTGGTGCTGTATAAGCTGTGCCACCAAATACATGATTTAATACTTTGTCTTCTAAATAATCGCTAAATCCAGCCATTTTTTACTCCTATGTATTAGTCTGATAATAAGTTTTTGTTCTTGAGTCATGCCCGTAAGTTCTGACTCTCTTAATTAAAGAACCGTCTGAATATTTTGCTTTTTCATTCGCTTCTTCTAGTTCTTGAATAGCTTTGGTATAAGCATTCTCAAACATCGGCACTCTTTCATCTTCCATCAAAAATATACTGGCTTGTTTTAGCGTACCAAATAAATAAATATCAGGGTGAGAGGTAGATAACCAATTACTTGTGTTGCTATCACTCAACGCTGGTATTTTGGAATAGTATATCAACTCTAATGTCTGACTTGTAGATGGAGTGGGTATTAATTCTAAAGTTTTGTCCACAATCGCAAAATAAGAAGGTGAACCCGATATGTTGTCTCTTGCGTTTCTAAAAACATCACCCGTTTCAATGGATAATTGAAACAAAGGTCTGTATGTGCCTGTGGTTATTTTTACATTAATGACTTCTAACCAATCTGTCGGTAAAGTGAGATATTGAGAATCTGCTGTTGCGTCAGATCTTTTAACCATATCCCTGTGACGAATATTGCGATTGAACTCTGCTTCTGCGTTATCAATAAATGTGTCGTAATAACTGGTTAAATCAGTCCTATTTAACCAAGTACCAATCGCTGTTTTTAATTCGTCATAAGTCATTAAACCTTACCTTTCCATGTTCTAAATACATCGTTGTCTGGATCGTTTAACCAGGCTTTTATTTTTGCACCATCGTTAAACCAACCTTCTCTCATTGCCTTTTGCACAACCACCATTGGAATCTCTGCAACATGACGCAAATCTTTTCCTGGTGTTGTTGTTTCAGATAACATCTTAACACCATCAATAACGGGTTGAACATTTTGTTTGGTGTGAATGTAATACACACCGTCATCATCTAAGTTCTGGGTAACGAGCTTAGCTGTAAAATCTTTTTTACTTTCTACTATTGTCGTTTTAGACATATTCAATACAAGTATATGGGAGCGACCAATGCCACTCCCATATTACCCAACTTAGTCTGATGTAGTTAAGTCTGCAACAATACCATTTGCTGCTTCGTTCTTCATTTCCAATCCGAACTCTACATAAATGGCTTTTGTAATAGCGTCACCGATATTACCTAAATCTTGAGTCTCAAAAGACCTTAGATAAGATGTACCGACATATTCTGGATCTACCAATAACGCACTTCTAGCTCTGTTGAAGATAGAAGGTACGATTTTAATATCACCAAAATCGCTAGTGTAAACAGACACAGCCGCTTGCACATGGTCGGCTGGTATGCCTTCCAATGCTACTGCTTGAGTAGCTGTCGCCCTACCAGCAAAGGTAGACACTTTCTGTTTATTATATGCACCAACAATCATTACTGACGGATAAGCACCGTTTGTAAAACAAGTTGAAAGGACATCTTTCAAGATTGTTTCAGTAAATGCTCTTTGAGTACCGTCTGTGGGAGCTGAACTTTCGTTAGCAGCATCCGCACCGCCTGATCCTCTGCTGTCGTTAGTAGTAATCCAAGACTCAAAACCTCTTGTAGCTCTTACAGTTGTAGCATTACCGTTGTTACGACCTTGCTCGCCACAAATAGTTTTTTCGACATCTCTTTTTAATGCCCTTCCTATTACTGACATCTGGTGAGCCATTTCTGATTTTTTACCTGCTGGATCTGATGCTTGTTGCGAACCCGTAACAGTCGCATTTCTTGTGTTGATTTGACAAACATTAGCTGCTCTCGTTGTTGCTGTTCCAGCTTCTCTTGAGATTTCGCCACCTTCAAGAACACCAGTAGCGGTTGCTGCTGGTAGACTTTCTGTTTGCCAGTCAAATTGTACGTTTTTGACACTTCGTTTGCCACCCATACTCACTAATGGGGTTTCCATTGGTGAAATGTTGTATATGACATTGGATAAACTTTCCCTGTCACTTGTAGCTTCATAAGTATCAAACGCATTCGTTATTATTGCCATCTTTTACTCCTTATAAAAAATGTAAATGCTAATTAAAGCATTTGTTCAATTACTTTAGACGCATCTGACATTTTGCCAGATTTACGCAACCTTTGTCGGAGTCGCTTACCTTTATTTGGAGCTACTGGAACATTAGAGTTTCCTGGTCTGGCTACTTTAGCTTTACTGGCAACTACAGGTTTTTTCTTCACCGCTTCTTGTGTTCGGTCATAAAGCATTGCTTTTCTTATTCCTAAAACAGCTCTGTGGTCAAAAATTTGGTTTAGTTCTTGTTCAGTAAAACCAAGCGTTCCCATCGCATACTGTTTTATTTCTGCTTTCTCCGTTGTGGCCTTTTTAGAGTCTTGCCACTCTGGGATTGCATTATTCAAAAGCTCCGCTTCATTTTTCACATGAGCTTGAAGATTCTGCATTTGCTCCTGTTGAGATTGTTGCAACATTCTCTGTTGCTCCGCTAACACCGCATCTTGCTTTTTCTTGTTTTCATCCCAAGTTGCCCGTTGCGTGTTATATCCCACAGGATCATTCTCTGCTAAAGATACCCAGTCAGGTTCGTTTTGCATACCAGCTTCTAATTGCTGTCGCATTTGATCCAATAACTGCGTATAAATTGCACGCTCCTC